GATCTTGGTATTCAAGGTATTCAAGGTCTTGACGGTTTATTTGCAGCTCAAGGTATTCAGGGTACAACCGGTGTACAAGGTAACACTGGTGTTCAAGGATATAAAGGTCCGCAAGGTGTACAAGGAATTGACGGAATTCAAGGAAATTTAGGTTATCAAGGTGTAACTGGTAATCAAGGCGCTCAAGGTTTAAAAGGACTACAAGGTTCTTTAGGAATCCAAGGAACTATTGGCCCATTGGGTGAAACAGGAACTCAAGGAATTCAGGGAACTGAAGGTAATGTAGGTGTACAGGGTTGTTGTGGTGCTCAAGGCATCCAAGGAATTCAAGGACCGCAAGGTATCCAAGGAATTCAAGGAGGAAAAGGAATACAAGGTGCAATGGGTTGTCAAGGTTCTCAAGGAATCATTGGTGCTCAAGGCGCGCAAGGAAATACAGGTATACAAGGTTCCGTTGGAAATCAAGGTGTGCAAGGAACAATGGGTAATACCGGTTCACAAGGAAGTACTGGATCTACAGGTTCACAAGGAGCAATTGGTATGCAAGGCTCTACGGGTATTACTGGAAACCAAGGAACACAAGGAATTACTGGAGCACAAGGTGTAACTGGTAGCCAAGGAACGGTTGGTGCTCAAGGTACAGTTGGTTCTCAAGGACAAACAGGTACTCAAGGCGCTGTCGGTACCCAAGGTATTCAGGGAACTATAGGAAACATAGGATCTCAAGGTTCTGTTGGTAGTACTGGCGCACAAGGAACCGAAGGCATCCAAGGTTCAATTGGTGCTACAGGATCTCAAGGTATATTGGGTTCACAAGGAATCCAAGGTACAACAGGCCCTCAAGGTTTAACTGGTAATACTGGTTCACAAGGGTCAGTAGGTTTACAAGGAACTCAAGGTTTAGTAGGCAGTCAAGGTACACAAGGAATACAAGGCTTGCAAGGTTTGATTGGATTACAGGGTATTCAGGGAATTCAAGGCTTAGAAGGACTTCAAGGTGTTCAAGGTACGCAAGGTTTAAATGGATTACAAGGCATTCAAGGCATACAGGGTGTACAAGGCACAACTGGAGAAATTGGTAGCCAAGGAACAACGGGTTCTACAGGTAGCCAAGGAACAAATGGAATTCAAGGAACAACTGGATTAACAGGATCTCAAGGCATCCAAGGATTAGTTGGACTTCAAGGTTCTGTTGGTCAACAAGGTGTGACTGGTAGTCAAGGTGCCACGGGCGCTACGGGTGCGCAAGGAACACAAGGTGTACAAGGAACCCAAGGCGTACTTGGATTAACTGGAGCACAAGGGACAACTGGCAGTACCGGATCTCAAGGAACAACTGGTACACAAGGAACAACCGGTGATACAGGGTCCCAAGGTACAACTGGTTCAACAGGTTCTCAAGGTTCAACAGGTTCTCAAGGCGCAATTGGACAAACCGGTTCTCAAGGTGCAATTGGATCGCAAGGTTCTCAAGGCACACAAGGAGTTCAAGGTCTTCAGGGCACACAAGGAATTACTGGAATGCAGGGGTCAACCGGTTCACAAGGTTTAGTTGGGTCTCAAGGTATAACAGGTTTACAAGGTGTGCAGGGTACGCAAGGAATCCAAGGATTTATTGGATCTCAAGGTACATCAGGAACATCTGTAACAATAATTGGAAGTGTTTCTACATCAACAGCATTACCAGGTTGGCCAAATTCATATACTGGTTCTGTAGGAGATGGTTACATTACCACTGACACTGGACACTTATGGGTTTGGGACGGTGCCGAATGGGATGATGTAGGAAATATAACCGGTCCGCAAGGTATTCAAGGTATAACTGGATTACAAGGTGTAACCGGAATACAAGGAGCTATTGGGATTCAAGGTATACAAGGCTTAACTGGTATACAAGGAATACAAGGTTTAATTGGAAATACAGGAGCTCAAGGAATTCAAGGAATTCAAGGATTGTTAGGAAATACTGGAGCTCAAGGCGCAATAGGAATACAAGGTTCAACAGGAGCTACTGGTAGTCAGGGTTCAGTTGGATCTACAGGTTCACAAGGTGCGGTAGGTTCACAAGGTACAACAGGAAATACTGGATCACAGGGTTCTACAGGTGCAACTGGCAGTCAAGGAATTACAGGAGCGCAAGGTTCTACTGGTGCTACAGGATTAACCGGTTCTCAGGGAACGCAAGGAATCCAGGGAATACAAGGACTGCAAGGTAGACAAGGAACAAACGGCATACAAGGATTGACAGGTATTCAAGGAATACAAGGAACTATTGGTTCACAAGGAGCTATTGGTGCAACGGGAAGTCAAGGTAGCACAGGTTCAACCGGTAGTCAAGGAGCGACTGGTTCCCAAGGTATAACTGGAAATACAGGATCTCAAGGATCTACAGGAAATACAGGATTAACCGGTGCTCAAGGTAGCACAGGTTCGCAAGGACTTACAGGAATACAAGGTGCTACAGGTAACACTGGAGCTACGGGAAGCCAAGGTGCGATAGGAGCTACAGGAAGTCAAGGATCAACCGGATCAACTGGTGCAATAGGTAGCCAAGGTACACAAGGGGTTCAAGGTGTGCAAGGTCGCCAAGGTACAACGGGCGCGACTGGTTCCCAAGGTGCTATTGGAAGCACAGGTTCCCAAGGTGCTGTAGGTAGTCAAGGATCTATAGGAGCAACCGGCAGTCAAGGAACAACGGGCTCAACTGGAGCACAGGGTTCTATTGGCGCACAAGGAGCAATCGGTGCTACTGGGTCAACTGGTAGTCAGGGTGCGCAAGGTGTCCAAGGTCGTCAAGGAACTACTGGTAATACGGGTTCAACTGGTGCGCAAGGTGCTATTGGATCTCAAGGATCTATTGGAGCAACCGGAGCACAAGGTGCTACAGGAACAACAGGTTCGCAAGGTTCAATTGGAAGTACAGGTAGCCAAGGAACAACTGGCAGTCAAGGTGCTATTGGAGCTACTGGGGCAACGGGTTCTCAAGGCGCTATTGGTTCGCAAGGGGTTCAAGGAGTTCAGGGAAGACAAGGTACTACAGGTATTCAAGGAACAACCGGAACTACAGGAATACAAGGACCACAAGGTACAACAGGTTATTCTGTTGTTCCAGGTAACAATAATGAAATTTTAACTTCAGATGGTTCTGGAGGAATGGTTGCTGAATATAGAGCTCAATTTGACAGTGGAACTGGAACAATGATTGCAGGACGAGTTGGTGATCCTTCTTTATTTTCTGTAACAATAAATTCTGGAATTACTAATACACTTAGTGAATTAGCTGATTGGAGTGTTTTATACGCAACTGGTGAAATATTAATAGCAGAAACTTCTGGAGAAGCTTTAGTTAAAACTCAAGTAGTGTATATGGACAGAACTACCAGAAAATGGTTTAGAGCAGGTGCTAGTAATGGAGGTTCCGTATGGTTATTGGGGGTTGTGTTAAATGATACAGGGGGAGCTGATCAAACAATTCAAGTTTTATTGCATGGTTTTTATTCAACTGAATCTCATGATCAATTTGGATCGGAAAGTGCTGCTAAACCATTATATATTTCAGATACTGTTGCAGGAAATGTTTCAGAAAATGTTCCAACTACCAGCGGATATATAGCAAGATTAGTTGGACATTGTTATTGGGAATCTGCTACACAAACAAATGGCGCATGTATAATAAGATTTAATCCAGATAATACCTGGGTGGTAATTTAAAAAAAAGACAATGGCAATAATTAATGGTATTTCAATAACAGCCCCAATAATAACAGGTTCAACAGTTGCGCAATCTGCTGTTACAAATGGAATTTATTTTGAAAGTGCAGGCAAACTTCAGCAAAGTTCAAATTTGACATTTGGTACTGGTTTAAAAATTTTGGTAAATGGAGCCAGTGATGCATTTATAATAAATAATGCAGCAAATTCAAGTACCTTGTTTAAAGTTACATCTACCGGAGCACTTACTGCGGCAGGTGTAACAAGCCCAGGTATGTCAATTGCGCAACCTGCTGGACAATACTATCCAACATTATCATTCAGTAATAATGGTGGTTCTGCACAGGGTTCTATTTTTGGTTATAATGGTAAATTAAATCTATCTTCATCAAGAATTACACCTGGTAATACATTAAGTGTAAATTTTTCATACTTTGATGCTAATTATGCACAACTAGAAGTACTTGCTAAAAGTGCTTTAGCAACAGATAATGCTTTTGGAATTATCAATAGTGCTGTAACAGGTTATCATTTAAAAGTAAATAATGCCGGTAATGTTCAAGTAGGTGTTGGTGGATTATCTATATGTAGAACTGATAACCCAGGAGGTACTTTGATTGGAACTATTACCTATAGAACAGATGGTTCTTTTGGTTCAAACTTACCGCTTACAATTACAAAAATTATAAGCCCCACTTATGCTGCATCTTATATGCAATTGGATGGCTATCGTATAATTAATCAGACAAGTGGAAGTTGGGCAGATGCACCAGATGCTTTTGTATTTCAATCAAATGGAAGCCAAGGTTTAAATTCTGCAAATAATAATTTTGTTAAAGTTGTAAATGGGGCTAGTACATTATTTGTTGTAAAGGCATTAGGTAATGTAGGTATTGGAACAACAAGTCCAAATTACAAACTTGATGTAAACGGTTTTATTGGTGGGTCAAGAATTTATCCATATAATTCAAATGATACATACATCACAGGTGATGGAAATGCCGGAATGGCCGTTGTTGGTAATGGATATTTTTATGTCACAGCTTCTGGTGGATCATATTTTCAAAATGAAGTTAGATTCAGAAACATTATTTCAAATGATATAAACGCATATTTGCAAATTAATGGAGGTACAACTGGAGTAACTTATTTTGCTGGAACAATTGGTGTTGGTAGTAGTAATGTTTATTATGGATCATCAATCCAAGTTGGGAAAGGAATATTTTACGCACACGATAATGGTTCAGATATAGGTGGAAAAATATACGGGTTTTGGGATTCAGGTTATCAGCCTTATGCGGGTGGATTAAACTTTCAAGTATTCAGAAATCAAACTGGGTCATATGCAATGTATGATGCAATGACTTTATCTGGAAGTGGTAATGTAGGTATAGGAACTATATCACCAAACTACAAACTGGATGTAAATGGAACATTTCATTCAGGAGGAGATGCTTATTTTAATGGCACAAACTTTTATCTAAATTCAAGTTTTTCATTTATTGGAAATAATACAACTGACTTAGTAAGCATAGCAGGAAACACAATGTATTTCCCTGGAAATGGAAATATTGGAATTGGAACAACTTCACCCGGCTATATGTTTGCTGTTAGAACTGGAGCTGCATCTACACAAGCAGTTAATATTAGTGATGGAACTGGAAACATAACAATTGGACATTGGGATGGTGTAAATAACCGAATTGAACTATACGGCAAAGACACTTATTTTATTCAATATGGTGCAACAAAATCAATTCTTTTTGGTACAAATGGAAATGAAGTCATGAGACTAGATCCAAGTGGAAATGTAGGCATTGGAATAAATGCACCAGATGCAAGTGCGCTATTACATCTTGAATCAATAACAAAAGGATTTTTACCTCCAAGAATGTCACAAGGAGATATATATAATATTGTATCACCAGCTAATGGTTTAGTTGTATTTAATGTTGATAGAGAAGAATTAAATGTTTACACTCAGTCACAAGGTTGGCGAAGTGTAATGTATGTATAAAATAGTATATTTGTAAAAAAAAACAAAATTATGAATCCAGAACAAGCATATCAAGTAATTGAGCAAGCCATAAATGTAGCTACAAAAAGCGGAGCTTTTAGCTTACAAGATGTAAACAACTGTATAGCTGCATTAGCAACTTTACAAGAAGCAATTAAACCTAAACCTGCAGAGGTTGATAAAAAAGATAAACCATGATATTTAATTGGACAATATCAGCAATGGACTGCATTGTTGAACTAGAAGGATTAACTGATGTAGTTAAAACTGTACACTGGAGATATTCTGCTAAAGAAACGGTTGGTGAAAAAGAATATTTTGCTGAAGCATACGGAGCTCAAGAAGTAGGTGTTCCAACACCTGCAAATTTTACAAACTACAACAGTTTAACTAAAGAGCAAGTAGTAGGATGGTTAGAAGCAACTTTAGATGTACCAGCCATGCAGGAAAATTTAACTAAACAAGTTAATTTACAAATCACACCTTTGGATGTAACACTGCCTCCACCGTTTGAAAATTAATCTTATATTTGTTGGACAAAAACCAACTGTATGAATAATAACTTGTGTAAGAGAGCTTTAGAAAACGGAGGCTCTGTAAATTATCTTTTAATTCCCGCAAATATAACTGAAGGATTAGGACTTACTAATCCTTCTCTTGTTTATAATAATGGCGAGTATTTGCTTAACCTAAGACATGTGCAATATACTTTGTATCATAGTGAAGGTAAGCAAAAATTCCAAACTCTTTGGGGTCCTCTGGCTTACTTAAATCCAGAAGATGATGTTACATTGAGAACAACAAACTATTTGTGTAAATTAGATTCTAACACACTTGGAATTGACATAGTACATAAAGTTGATACATCAAAATTAGATGTAAAACCTGTTTGGGAATTTATTGGATTAGAAGATGCCCGCGTTGTTAACTGGGAAAACAATTTATACCTTACAGGTGTTAGAAGAGATACTAAAACAAATGGTGAAGGTAGAATGGAATTGTCTTTAATTGAAGACAATGCAGAAGTTAAAAGAACAAGAATTGAACCACCTACTACATCTTATTGTGAAAAGAACTGGATGCCAATTCTTGATATGCCGTTTCATTATGTCAAATGGTCTTCTCCTACAGAAATTGTTAAACACATCCCAGGAACAAACACTTCCGAAACAGTAAAGCTTGTTGAACAAAATCTTAATATCCCAAGAGATATACGCGGTGGGTCACAAGTAATTACAGTAGGTGATTACAGAATAGCTATTACACATGAAGTAGATTTATGGAAAAATGAGCAAGATAAAAAAGATGCTCATTATTACCATAGATTTATTGTTTGGGACAGAAACTGGAACATAGTTGCGCACTCAGAAGAATTTAAGTTCATGACTGCAAATATTGAGTTCTCCTGCGGTTTAGCTTTTGATGGCAATGACTTTATCATTCCTTTTGGTTTCCAAGACTCTACGGCCTTTATTTTAAGACTACCGAGACATGTGTTTGAATCAATGACAAATATAATATTAGAGTATGATCAAGAATATAAGTCTAAAGGAATAACGCCAAGTAAATTAGAAAATTTCATCAAAGATCCATTCCATGCTGCTAATAATTTTAAACTAGCTGAATTTTATTTTGAACAAGGTCACACTGCATCTGCATTAGCTTTTTATTTGCGTGCAGCTGAGTATGGAAACTTTTATGAAAATGTGTATGAATCATTATTAATGGTTGCTAAATGCATTAGTGTACAAGGTCGTAGAAGAACTACTGAAAAAGGTTTGTGGTTAAATGCTATGGCATTTGCTCCAGAAAGACCAGAAGCTTATTTGTTTCTAAGTGAAATAGCTGAATCAAATCAACAATACCATGAAGCATATTCTTATGCAATTGCAGGATTAGCAAATGCAGAACATGCTGATAATATCACAAGTAATGTTGGTTATCTTGGAAAATATCAACTTGAATTTCAACAAGCAGTTTCAGCATGGTGGATTGGTAGATCTCAAGAATCACGCGACTGTTTCATTAAACTTGTGAACAAAGGAGAAAAATTATCACAAAAATATAAAGACTTAGTTCAAACTAATATTACATCTCTTGGTTCTGGACCAGATCCGTTTTTAAGATACCATAAAGGTTTTTATGAAAATCTTAGATATAAGTTCCCTGGAGCAGAAAACATTGAGAAAAATTATTCTCAAACTTATCAAGACATGTTTACTTTGTCAATGCTGGATGGTAAAAGAAATGGTAAATATTTTGAAATTGGTGCAGCAGATCCTTTTCATGGAAGTAATACAGCATTGCTAGAAGAATTTGGTTGGACTGGAACATCATTGGAAATTCTTCCACATGAAGTTGAAAAATTTAAAGTAGCTAGACATAATGAAATTATTTTGTGTGATGCAACTAAATTTGATTACTCTGTTCTTGAAGGGCATATAGATTATTTACAAGTAGATTGTGAACCGCCAAAAACAACGTATGACATTCTTACAATGCTGCCTTGGAACAAATGTACATTTGGTGTAATTACTTATGAGCATGACTTTTATACTGATGTCACCAAACTCTATAGGGAAAAGTCAAGAGAGTTTTTGCTTGCTAAAGGTTATGTACTTGTAGTAAGCAACATTGCTCCTAATGATTCATGTCCTTATGAAGATTGGTGGATTCATCCAGAACATGTTAGTCCTAAGATATTTGAAATAATGTTAGCCAATGATGACTCAATAAAAAATGCTGAAAAATACATGTTGGGAATAATCTAATTTTTTTGGATAAGTAAAAGTTTTTGTGTATATTATATAAAATGATGTGCTTTTTGGTGCAATAAAAAAAAGATGTTATGTCAATTATAAATTCAGACGGTTTAAATGCCAACTGGCAATTAAATATGTTAAAAGGGTTGCAATGCAACTGTGATAACTTAAAAGAAATTGCAGCTAATACAGATGATGTAGAAAAATTATTAATAGATGCAGATGCATTATTAACACAAATCTTAGCTACATTACAAGACGGTCAAGACTTTGAAGCTTCTCTTGTTGTAGATGCTAACAATGTTACTTGGTTAGAAGTTAGAATTTATAATCCAGATACACAAACTTTTAATGCGCCAATTTATTTTGCGGCAGGAACAAATGTACCAGGAACACCAACAGGCGCTTTAACTTACATTAATCCAAATGTATATTTGGCACAAATAGTAAGTAATACAACTAGCATTAGTTTAGAAGCTACTCAGCAGTTGGTATTAGCAGCATTGGGTGATATAATCACAAACAGCGCATCTATCATTACAAATACTACAGGTATTTCATTAGAAGCTACACAACAAAGCATTCTATCAGGCATTGCTAATATTTTAACTCAAGCTACAGCTATTGAGTCAAATACTGAAAATACCGTGCTTGCTTTAGCGTCTCAATCAAGAACGCCTAATTATTTTACAACTACTGCAGCAGGTTCAACTCCTGCAGGTGTTTACAGTTTTTCTGTAGCTAACATTGGTAGTGCAGTTGGGGATTTAGATGGTGAACATTTGCCAGCAGGCGTTACTGTAAGTTTTGATGCAGGTTCATTAAATAATACTTTAGCTAGTATGACTTACGATGCTACAGGAACAGTATTTGTAATCACTTATATTTCTTAATGTTATGAGTACTTCAATTCAAATTGCACAAACAGCATCTGCTTCTACTAAAGGTGGAATACATGCAATGGTTAAACCATATTCAGGAGCTGGTATTGGTTTATCATTAAATGCCGCATTTCATTCTGGATATGAGCATGTTACTATGGAAAAACAAGTAGCTTTATGGCCATTTATTCCAAACAATACATTTGCAATTGATCAGGTTGTTCTTGAAGTTGTAACAGGTTTTTCAACAGGAAAATTATCTATTTCTATTTATGATGACTTAAATGGAAAACCAAACAATAGATTATATGTATCAAATCAAATAGATGCATCTACTCCGGGTTATATTGTTACACCGTTAAATTTTACATTTACTGCAGGTGAAACATATTGGATTGGTTTTAATTCAAGTTCTGCTGTAATTGAATATAAAGTCATTAGTTACAATTGGAGTTACCAGTTTGCATGGTTAAATTCAAATGGCACTGATGCTCCTCAAAATTTATGGAGATACGATGTTGTACTAGAACCGGCTACGGAACCTGCAACTATAGATCCTCAATATCTATTAGGTGGTGTTGGTAATGTACCTTCATTTAATTTCAGAGCTGTTTAATAATGCCAAGTAAGCAGAACATATCTTTTGTTATCCAGATTTTATTGGTTGTTGGATTGGTATTTCTTTTCCTAAAGGAAGAGACCAATGTATACCCAGTGTCCAATCAAAAAACAATTGAACGCAGAATAGAAGGTAAAGAAACTCTTATTAGGGAAAAGGGAAAAGTAATTGATAACAGTAAGCTTATCATCAATGAACTTAATCACGGCCTGTTTGATTTACAAGCTCAGTTAAATGCTGTAAAAAACTCAAGAGATACATTCAACATTGTACAGATCCAAGATACAATGATTCATACTCTTTACAAAAGAGACAGAGAAAAAGATCTCATCATAGCTAGTCAGGATACAATTATTAATGCACAGCGTTACATAATCAATTCTAAAGACACCATCATTTCAACATTGCAACTAGACATAAAAAATATTAAAAGACAAAGAAACTGGTCTTTTATTTTAAATGGAATATTAACAGGCGCTTTAATTTTAAAATGATGGATAACGCAACAATTACAATAGTTTTATTTATTGCAGGTACAGTTTTGACTGTATTTGGATTCTTCCTAAAGACTGCATACAATGATGCAAGAAGAGACTTGGATCTTTTATTTGATAATGATCATAAACGCGCTGAAGAGTTAGGCAAACTAAAAGGTAAAATTGAATTAGTAGAGCAAGAAGCTAGACTAAAGTATCAAGCAATTCAAGAACAAACACAGTTGGAAATTAAAAATCTTGCAAAGAATGTTGGTGATTTAACTGATACTGTAAAACAATTAATAACTAAGTAATGGATACAACAGCGGTAGCAACAGGAACTCCTGACTTTGGAGTATTTGCACAATTGGGTAATTATGGCCCGGCAGGCTTAGCAGTTTTGGCTTTAGGATATGTAGCATGGATCTTTATTAAAAGACACCTTGCTGAAAAAGATAGACTAAAACAAGAAGAAGCAGCTGCAAAAAAGAAAAAAAGAACTTCTAAAACTAAATAGTCATGTCATTTGGAATATTTGAAAGTCTTACACAATATGGTATACTGGGATTTGCTGTTTTGGCACTTGGGTACTTGTGCTGGATTTTTCTCAATAGACTTATGAAAAGTGAAGATGAGTATCGTCAAAGAGTTGAAGAACTGGAAGGTGAATACAGAGAAGATCTGGAAAAAAAGCTAGAGGAAAGTACTGAGCACGCAAAAAGTTTAAAAGAAACAGTGTTGACTTTGTTTGGTAAGAAAAAATGAAAAAGAAAAAAAGAATCATTGGTTTATCTGCTTTAGGTTTTATATTACTTGTGTGTTTACAAGTATTTACAACCGGACATGGTCATGTAGTTGTAGTTAAAAAAAATGATACTTTAACTACAGCAAACAAAACTTTGACCAAACAAAATAGCGGATTGAAAAAAAGTGTTTCATCTTTGAAAGCAAAAAATGAAGCTTTGGTTGAAGATAAAGCTAGTTTGGAGCAAATGGTTGCTGAAGTAATTGGTGACTTAGATAGTACAAAAAGTGTAGTAAAAGATATTAAAAAAGAATTGTCAGATGAAAAAGCTACTAATATTAAGCAGTCTACTGGTGAGCAATTTGATTTTCAGCCAATCAAATTACCCGCTTCAGACGGTAATTAAAGGTGACTCAGTTGTTATTCTTACAAAAGCACAGGCAAAAAATATCAATGATATATTTGAAAGTCAAAAAGCTAAGATAGCAGAATACAAGGCTCAAATAAATTATAAAGATAGTTTGATTAATGCTTTTGATACCTTAATCATTCAGCAAACAAATATTATTGAAAGCTATGTTTACAATGAAGATCTAGCAAAAAGATTAGATATTCTTGAGCATTGGATGCTGCACGCTTCAATTAACAATGCTTGGATTTATTATTCTTGGAAAGACTCATTAATTTATTCAGTTGATCTTAGTCAGTATTATGTTAGAAAAGATGATCATACAGGCGATATTTTCTTTTACAGAAGTGAAGAGCCTGTTGATCCAGAAAATAATCAGGAGGAACCCCATAAAGGATGGGAAACTGATTTTATTAAACCCAAAAGACCAACTGTAAAAGTGGTCCCAATAAAAATGTAAACTATGAAAAAGTTTTTTAGAGAATTAATCAGTGATAACAACAACATTAATGAGCAAGCGTTTGTTGGTGTAATATCATTTTTTGCAATGGTATTTGTGTTGTTAGTAGATGTCGTTACTGGCATTTTGAGCAAAGAATTGGTGATTAAAGAATTTATCTTTGATGGCTTTATGATTCTTACACTTGGTGCATTTGGTATTACAACTGCAGGAAGAATTATGTCTTTAAAGAAAAAGGCTGAGCCAAAAGAAGAAGAAGAAGTTAATAACCCAGAAGAACTAGGATAATGATTTTAAAAAAAGGAGACAACAATGAGATTGTCAAAAAAATTCAAGCTGTACTAGGCGTAGAGCAAGTTGGTAACTTTGGACCAAAAACTGAAGAAGCTGTTAAAGCTTGGCAAGTTAAAAATGGTTTAAAACCGGATGGTGTAGTTGGCCCAAATACTTTAGCAAAAATGGGGATAGTTGTTGATGCAGTTAAACCTGCTCCTACAGTATCTACCAAATACAGCAAAGATAAGATCGAAGCTGCAGTAAAAGCAAAAGGTTACAAATGGTTTGGAGATAAAGATTTTATCTTAAACATTGTGGGAGTTAGAAATTCGGACACAGGAAAATCTGTAACAAATGTATTTGATGATAAGATTACAGTGTCTTACATGAAAGCTGGCGCATGGTTTTACCATGAGTGGACAAATACTACCGATCCTGGTAAAAAAGGCGTTAAAGAGTTCCATAATGCAAAAGGTGTTGCTAGATTAGTTCCAGGACAATACATCAATTCTCATGGTTTAGGTTTACACCAAGGTAAGTATGAAGCATTGAAGCAATTCAACAATGTTAAAGTTTACCGTGATGCAGACAGAGATTTGGAATATGATGAAGACAGTATCCAGGAAGGTGTGTTTGGTATTAACATCCATAAAGCAGGCGTAGATTCTACATTTGTAGAAAACTGGTCTGAAGGGTGTCAAGTATTTAAAAGACAAAAAGATTTTGAATCTTTCATGGATATTGTTAGATTAGCAGTGAAATCTGGAAGCAAAGCTTTCACATACACATTAATTGAATCAAAAGATATTGCGTAATGGCTAGAAATTCATTAGCGGGAAAATCCACAGGCACAAGTAAATCAGCTAAGTATTTTGCTTCTCATCCAGAAGCACGTAAGAAAAAGAATGCTTATAACACTGAGTATCATGCAAGCCCTTCACGTGTTAAGTACCGCGAAGAATTAAATGCAGCCAACCGTAAATCAGGAACTTATGGTAACAAAGATGGTAAAGATAAATCACATACCAAATCTGGAAAATTAGTTAGTGAAAAAGCTTCTACAAATAGAGCTAGAAACGGTAAAGGCAATAACCCAAAATAGATCCCCCTTTGAATTTTATTTCATTGGCTAAAGCACTTAGAGATAAGTGCTTTTTTTGTTTAAACATTTTTTAGTTAAACATTTTTAATTATATTTGACCAATAAATAAAAAATGTTATGTCAGAACAAACCAACCAAGACGCAGGCAGAGAATACACAGATGCTGAGTTACAAGCTATGCGCGACAAGACTTTAAAATTCTACGCTCAACAAACAAAAATGTTGACTGCACAATGTCAAGTTGAAGAGTTAAGAGCTCGCATTAATAAAGCAAAGTATGAATCATTAGAATATGCATTGCGCTTTATGCAACTTGATTCATCAATGAAAGAGCAGCGGGAAGAAGAAGAAACTGATAAAGAAGAAACTAAATCTGAATAAAATGGCAAAGGCAAAAGTAATAAATAAACAAGTGCCGTTGTCTTTATTTGATGTGATTAAGTTTCAGATTAACATGCATTGCTTTACAGAAAAAATAAGGTTGAGTCCAGCGCAAATGGATTGCTTGGCTTTACTTGGAATGTATGGTGATATGAACATGTCAGATTTTTGTGAACAAGTGGTGATTAATGAAATTTTTGGAAATGTGCAGACAACCAGAAACTTTATTACTAAATGTGTAAAAGACGGTCTAGTTACTAGAAGCGGTTTAGGAAACAAAGTGGTAAGTCTTCAAAAAGAATTAAACATTCTGACCGAAGGCACAATTTTACTTAACTTAAAAGTGTATCACGTTGAGGCCAACTAAAGGTAAAGAGTTAATTAAAAAAACTGCACAGGATTTAAACATTTCTGAAGAAATGGTAGCTGATGTTGTAAACTTCTATTACAGTTGTGTAAAGCAAAAAATAGAATCGTTAGAGCATCCTACTATTTTCCTACATGGTCTAGGAACGCTAAGGTTAAGTAGAAAAAAACTGTATAGAGATATTGCAGGTTTAGAAAAACTTTTAGCAAGTAATAACCAAGAAGATTTTAAAAAAGTTGTCAAGTATAATCTGTCTAAAGTTTTACTTGAAAAAAAAATTAAAGCATTAGAAATTTGTAACACTTATTATAAAGAGATCTATGAACAGCGTTATCCAAATATGGAAGAATAAAGGAGCAATCCTTGAAGGTATAAAAAACAATGTGTTTAAGACTGAACATGTTGAAGAAATTGCCGCAGGTAGATATGATATTTGTCAAAAATGTGACAAGTTAGATCTTGAAGGATCTGAATGTTTAGTTCCCGGAACACATCCTTGTTGTGGAGAATGTGGTTGTAGTATGAAATTAAAATTGCGATCATTAGGTGCAGACTGTCCTTTAGGAAAATGGGATGCTGTGTTATCACATGAGGAAAATTATTTATTACAGCAAAACTTAAAAAATGAAGACAACCAATAACATAAATTCACCATGGGCAACAGCTTCTGGTCAAAATGGTACGGTGGTTGTACCTATGACTACAGCAAACACACTTATTAATATGGGGTCTGCTGGTACTAACGGACCAGTAGGTCCATCAGGTGATCCGGGAATTTCAGGTATATATATAGATGTTTCTATGCAAATTGAAATAGCTGCGGATTTGTTAGCAGCAAATATAATTAGTTCTGATTCCTATTTTAAATTAAAAGCCTTATTGCGTTCAACTGATTCAGAAGTAAAACAAACAGCTTTAAAGTTTATATCAGAAAAATCTAAATTAGAAATATGAGTGTAAAATTTTATGCAGATGATCATAAGTACATCAGTATTGATGAGCGTGATCCAATTGATTGGATTAGTGTAACTAGACTTATACACTTTTTCAAAGAGCCTTTTGATACAGTTAAAATGGCAGAGGTTTGTTCTAAAGGAAAAAACCCCAAGTACAATAAAATGAAGCCTGATGAAATTATTGCATTGTGGGCATCTGAAAACAAAAGAGCTGTCAATTTAGGTTCATGGTATCATGACCAAAGAGAACGTGATTTGCTTTCATGTAATACAATTACAAGAGAAGGCAGAGAGTTAACTATAATCAATCCATTAATGGATGGTATGGTCAAACTTGCACCTGAACAACAACTAGCTGAAGGAATATATCCAGAACATTTAGTATATTTAAAGTCTGTAGGAATTTGCGGGCAAGCTGATAGAATTGAAATTGTAAATGACACTGTCAATGTTTATGATTACAAGACCAACAAAGAAATTAAAATGGAGGGTTTTGTAGGAAAAAACGGCAAGTCAAAAAAACTATTAGGTCCTCTTTCTCATTTAGATGAATGTAACTATAATGAGTATGTTTTGCAATTAAGTACATACATGTACATTATACAAAAACACAATTATAATTTGAATCCAGGAAAGATTCAATTAGACCATGTGGAGTTTGAGATTGAAAGCATAGACGCAAACGGGTATCCTGTTGTAGCACATGATGCAAAAGGTGATCCAATGGTAAAAAAAGTTACACCTTATGAGTTACCATACATGAAAAAAGAAGTAATTGCCATGTTTAAATATGTGCAAGAAAATAGAGAAAAAATATTGAACCATGGCCATTAAATTATTTGACTTGCAAGGTAGCGCTGTAATACCAACAGAACACTGCCACACGATTCCTTTCCTAAAGCGAATTATGGATGAGTATCCTGAAAAACACATGCAGATTTATGCATATCTTTTTTACATGACATGTAGAAGCTCAGAGAATCCTTATTACAATCGCCCTCAAGATGAAATTCAAGAAGAAATATTAAGGGATTTAGAAGCTACTTTTGATCCAGAAGATAGATTAATCAGAATGGCAAAAGATAGATGCGCTGAGCTTTATGAAACACCAACAGTACGCGCATACAATGGTATTGCAAACATGCTTGAAAAACTAGCATTTTATATGGAGACTCAAACTATTACTGATGGTAGAGATGGAAATATTAGTGCAATTATACAAGCTGCAAAAAACTTTGATGCTATACGTAAATCATTCAAAGGAGTTGCAAAAGATTTAGAAGAGGAGCAATCTTCTAGGGCGCGTGGGGGAAGTAGACTTTCTTATGATGACTAATTCTTAAAAAATGCTACACGACAAACTAGGACCAATTTATGAAGAAATACCTTGTTATGATAACGGGGTTTGGACAACTGTTTCATACAACACCAGAGAAGAATTTAAACTTGATTTACAAAAAAATTACTTTAAAGAACCTGGTGAATACCAATTAGATGAAACTGTTTTAGAATGGCAAAAAGAAGGTAATTACTTTAGACAGCATGGTTACTATTGTGATCAACCTGAAGGTAGTCGTGATTTTATAAACTACTGGGATGCGCAAAAACTAAGATCAAGAAAAGGTTGTTTCTTTTGGAACAATAAAAAAAAATGGTATTTGCCACGTGATTACTATTTCTGGATTAACTTTTTGCAAATTCCAGATAAAGTAAAAAAAGAAGATGACTTTACTGATATTTGGGATTCTCAAATGCACATGGCTCTTTATGAGTTTATTGGTGAGTTGGATTACAAGCATGGTGTTGTTTTAAAGAAACGTCAATTTGGTTCTTCTTTATATCATGCAGCCAAGCTTTTAAATATTCTTTGGTTTGAACAATCACCAATCTTAAAAATTGGAGCATCTCTTTCTGCATACATTACAGGTGTAACTGGTACTTGGAAAATTCTACAAGCTTATCGTATATTCTTAAATAAGCACACTGCATGGTATAGACCAATGAACCCAGGTGGTGTTGGTGAGTGGCAACAGAAAATTGAGTATGTTGAAAATGGACGAAAAACTGAAAAAGGTAGAAAAGGAGTATTGCAGTCATTATCTTTTGAGCAATCAGATACAGCCGGTGTAGGGGGTTTATGTACTTTGTTTTTTTATGAAGAGGCTGGAATTGCCAAATCAATGGATAAAACTTACGAGTTCATGCGTCCTGCCATGGAGTCTGGAGATATTACAACTGGATACTTTATTGCAGCAGGATCCGTAGGTGATTTGAAACAATGTGAACCGCTTAAATTATTCATGTACAAACCAGAAGGAAATGGTTTCTATGGTGTGCGTAATAAATGGTGTGATCCAAAAGGAACTATTCTTACAACAGGTTTATTTATTCCAGAACAATGGTCAATGCCTCCATACATTGATGAGTTTGGAAATAGTCAAATTGAAGCCGCACTTGCAGCAATTGAAGAAAAAAGAAAACAGTGGAAAAAAGATTTGGCTCCAGAGCAATATCAAATTCGTATTTCACAGCATCCAACAAACTTAGAAGAAGCATTTGCATTTAGAGGAGAAAGTCTTTTCCCTATAGAATTAGTTAAATCTATGAAGAGAGATATTGAAGAAGGAGATTACCCTTACAGATGTATCAATCTTGAGTATGACAATAAAGGTCAAATAATTTCTAAACCCACTACAAAAAAGCCAATATTAATTTTTCCTGTAGATAAAACAGCTGAAGATAAAACAGGAGCTATACAAGTATGGGAAGAACCTGATGAAGAAAAAGATTTTTGCACAACATATTTTGCATCAGTCGATCCCGTGTCTGAAGGTAAAACTGTAACTTCAGATTCACTTTGTTCTATTCACATCTATAAAAACCCTGTCCAAATACAAAGAGTTAAAGTAAACGGTGAAGTAGAAACATTTATTGAAGGAGACAAAATTGTTGCTGCATGGTGTGGTCGTTTTGATGACATTAACAAAACACATGAGCGATTGGAGTTAATGATTGAATGGTATGCGGCTTGGACTATTGTAGAGAACAACGTGCCTTTATTCATTCAATACATGCAGTTTAAAAGAAAGCAAAAGTATTTAGTTCCTTCTACACAGATGTTGTTTTCAAAAGAAATACAACAATCAAAAACACAGTTCCAGCAATACGGTTGGAGAAACGTATCAACAATATTTAAAAGCATAATGCTCAGTTATTTAATTGAGTACCTAAGAGAAGAATTAGATGAAGAAACAGATGACAATGGCAAAGTATATAAGAAGTATTATGGTATTAGTAGAATACCGGATTACATGGCTCTCGTTGAGATGGAACATTACCAACCGGGTGTCAATGTGGATAGACTTATATCTTTGGGTGCTTTAATTGCTTTTGTTAGAATTCAGGAAGCTAGTCGCGGATTAAAGAAGAGAACTGAATATGATAATGAAGAACATTTGGAAAAGTCAGAAAATTTGTATAAATTAAATAGGAGTCCCTTTAGACACATAGGAGGTGCAAATCAATCACTTTCTATGCAAAAACCAAGGAACCCCTTTAAAAATTTTAGATAATGGAGCTATTAAATGCAATGGACATAAAAAAAGGTAAAAAGACCAAAAAAAATAAATTTGGTGTTTTTACTCAACCAATTCAATTCATTCCTGCAACTGAAAAGGATGATGAGTGGAGCAAACACAATATGGATTGGTTAGAGTGGCAAGGAATTAAACAGATCCAGGCTAAAGCAAGACGTATAATGAAGAATTATAAACTTGCAAAAGGGACAATTGATAAAAGTGATTACATTCCAGCAGTAGAGAATGAAATGAATGAAGTCTTAGAAGTTTTAACTGAAGGGCAGAATGAAGCACTTGAGTTAAAGTTTTATCCAATCATTCCTAATGTAATTAACACATTGGTTTCTGAATTTGCAAAAAGAAACACTAAGATTGACTATCGTGCAATTGATGAGTATTCTTACAATGAAATCATGTCTAAGAAAACTGAAGAGATCAGTAAAGTATTAGTTGAGTATGCACAGCAAAAATTACTCGCGCACATGTTGGAAATGGGAATGGATCCTAATTCACAAGAAGCGCAACAGCAAATGGACCCGGAAGCATTAAAAAAACTTCCTGAGATTGAAGAGTTCTATTCTAAAAAATACCAAACTTTAGGAGAAAAGTGGGCTGTTAAACAACACGCTATTGACACTAACCGTTTCAGAATGGATGAAATGGAAGAAGTTGCATTTAGAGATTCACTTGTTACTGACAGTGAGTTCTGGCATTTCAAAATGTTAGAAGATGATTATGATATTCAATTGTTAAATCCCGCTTTAACATTTTACCACAAATCACCAAACACACAATACATTTCCCAAGGGAACTGGGCTGGTTATATTGACATGATGACTATTGCCGATGTAGTTGATAAGTTTGGGTATTTGATGACGGAGGAACAATTAGAGTCTCTTGAGTTATTACACCCTGCACGTTCTGCTAGATACATGGTAGATGGTATTCCAAACGATGGTTCTTTATACAATACAGATCAAAGCTACAAAAGTAATGTTCTTGATTCTGGTGTAGATATGAAGCGTCACATGTCTTTCCTAGAGAATGCATATACAGCGCACGATGTTGTATCATACATCATTGGAGAAAGTGAACATGCAGGATATTTACATACAGTGGAATTACTACGCGTTTCTACTGTATACTGGAAGACACAAAGAAAGGTTGGTCATTTAACATCAATAGATGAAGATGGTGCAGTTATTACAGAGATAGTTGATGAAAACTACATTGTAAATAATAAACCTTTGTACAACAAAGTATTTGAGAAAAAAGAAACATCTGAGAATTTAGTATTTGGTGATCACATTGATTGGTTCTGGATTAATCAAACATGGGGTGGTGTAAAGATTGGAAACAACAGAACAATTTTCAACACAGACACTGATACTGATTTTGATCCAATTTATGTTGGAATTGACAGACAGAAACCAGGACCATTAAAATTCCAATTCCGTGGTGATAAAACAATGTATGGTTGCAAGATTCCAATTGAAGGTAGAGTATTCTCAGATAGAAATACAAAATCATCTTCATTAGTTGATTTAATGAAGCCTGCACAAATTGGATACAACATTTGTAATAATCAGATTGCTGACATCTTAGTTGATGAAATTGGAACAGTGGTTGTATTAGACCAGAATGCAATTCCAAAACATTCAATGGGTGAAGACTGGGGTAAAAACAATTTGGCTAAAGCTTATGTAGCAATGAAAGATTTTTCAATGTTGCCATTAGATCCAAGTATTGCCAATACAGAAAGTGCAACTAACTTCCAACATTACCAAGTGTTAAACATGGAACAGTCAGCACGTTTGATGTCAAGAATCCAATTGGCTAACTATTTCAAACAACAATGTATGGAAGTAGTTGGTTTGAATCCACAACGTATGGGTCAACAACTTGGTCAAACAAATACAGCAACGGGAGTAGAACAAGCTGTTACTGGCTCGTATGCACAAACAGAAACTTACTTTATTCAACACAGTGATCATTTAATGCCACGTGTGCATCAAATGCGTACTGACTTAGCACAATACTACCATTCAAATAAATCATCTGTTAGATTGCAGGGAATGATCTCACCAGATGAAAGAACAAACTTTGAGATTAATGGTACTGATTTATTGCTTATTGACTTAAATGTATTCTGCAATACAAATGCTACTAACCGTACAATGTTAGAACAACTTAAACAATTGTTTATGACTAACAATACTACAGGTGCATCAGTATATGATTTAGGTAAGTTAATGCAAACAGACTCTTTAGGAACAATCAATGTTGCTCTTAAAGCAATTGAAGAAAAAGCTAATGCACAACGCCAAGAACAAATGGCTGCTGAACAACAAGCGCAAGAAGCTGAAATTGCTGCTAAGAAAGCTGAGAAACAAATGGAACTTGATCATGAATCACGTGAGAAAGAAAAAGACCGTAGAGCTAGATTGCTTGAAGCTGAAATTAAAGCTGCTGGTTATGGAGCAATGCAGGATGTTAATAAAAACAACCAGTCTGATTTCCAAGATGTATTGAAAGATGTAAAACAGTCTGAGCAATATGCAGAAACAATGAGTTTCAACCGAGATAAAGAAAGCACAAGAACTGATTTACAACAGCAAAAGCTTGATATTGAGAGAGAAAAGATTGCAACTGAAGCTGCAAATAAACAAACTGAGTTTGCAATTGCAAGAGAAAACAAGAACAAGTATGATCAGAAAAAACCTAACAAGTAAATAATTTTACTGTTTTAACTATAGATTAGGTAAATTCTTTTTGCCAATCAAAATTAGTTAAACAATATATGTTTACAATTGAATATTTTTGCTTATATTATTTATAGTCAGTATTAAACCAACAAATTATGACAGAAGAAGAAAAAGCAGCTCAAGAGGCAGCTGCACAAAGCTCTGCTACAGCGGTAGAAGAGGTTGATTTTGACAACTTAGATGACTTACTTGGAATTCCATCTGCTAGTTCAGTTATTAGCGCGGGAGGAGACGTAAAACCTAATGTGTTTAAATCAGATAAAGTTGACATGAAATTTCTTGATGAAATTGATGATGAGGATACTGATAGTCTAAAAGATCCAGAAGTAGCTAAACATGTTGTGGCTTCCATAGTTGATACTCCTTTATTGGATGAAAACAATGATGATGACTCTGATGATGACAATGGTCAAACAGAAAAAAATCAAGGTGGAAGACCAAGACTTGTGAAAGATGCAATGGTAGAAGCAGCTAACCGTTTAATTGAAAAAGGTGTATTACAACCTTTTGATGACGGTAAGGACATTAAAGACTATACAGTTGATGACTTTGAAGAATTGATTCAGGCTAACATTGATTCACAAACAAATGAGGTTGCTACAAATGCACCAGTTCAATTGTTTAAACAATTACCTGAAGAAGTTCAAGCAGTGGTGCATTATGCATTAAACGGTGGACAAGACATCAAATCAGTATTTAGTCAATTAGCGCGTGCACAAGAAACATTTGATTTGGATGTAACAAAAGAAGATGACCAAGAAGTTATTGCTAGACAATACTTAAACTTGTCTGGATTCGGAAGTGCAGAAGAAATTGAAGATGAAATCAATGTGCTTAAAGATCGCGGTGATTTGAGTAAATATGCTGAAAGATACAAACCGAAGTTAGATGCACAACAGGCTCAAGTAATTGAAAAAAGATTACAAGACCAGCAGCTTGCACAAAGTCGTAAAGCCGACATGGAAAAAAAATACCATGATGTTGTTTACAATACATTAAACAGCAACAGCTTAAATGGTATTCCATTAAACAATAAAGTACAAACAATGCTTTATTACGGTTTAACCGATAACAGTAAGTATCAAGATGCAAAAGGAAATCCTACTAATGCTTTAGGGTATTTGCTAGAACAACACCAGTTTGGTGAAAAAGCAAACCCGTCATTAGTGGCAGAAGCACTATGGCTTTTAGCTGACCCTGTTCAATACAGGAATTCAATTAAACAGATTGGTGCTAATACAGCGAATGCTAACACAGCTCGTCAATTGCGAACTGAAGAAGCTTCAAGAAACAGTTCTTCTACAGGTATAGGAGAACAAAATGGAAATGCAAGTAGAGTATCAAATAAACGCGAGCCAATTAAAAGAAGCGGGCGTTCTTTGTTCTCTAGATAAACAAGTAAACAAATAAATAACAAATAAAAATGAGTACACCAGTTTTAAACAATGGTATGTTCCTTCGGGACAACAACTACCAAACTTCATCTCACGTGGATTCTTACCACTTGATGAACTTGATGAAAGACGCTCAGCCTGATGATTTGGGACCTATTGAATTATGGGCTCAAGTTAAGAAAGTTGAAATGCCTTTGTATCAAATGTCTTCTTTCAATGGAAAGAATGTAATTGAAGTAAACCACCCACGTGGAGAGTACAAGTGGTCAACACCTGTATCTGAAGAGCTTCCTTACATTATGGAGGATTTGGATCCACAAAATACTGCAAAAGGTATTGATGGAACTCCATTCCGCATCAAGTTGAACAAACGTACATTTGGTCATGGTGACATCATCACTTACGATAAATTCAACGGTAAAGAGCTTTATGTAACTGATGAAGACATCCTTGATATGGGTGACGGATTTATCTACACAGTTCAAATGCCAAACAACGACAATGCAGCTGCATTTGACAATCGTTTCTTGACAAGCAACACTTATTTCTTCCGTGTAGGTTCTGCGCGTGGTGAGTACGGTGAAAGATATTCTGATCTTTCTATGACTCACACATCTCGTGAGTTCTACAACTACGTAGGAAATGCTGATGCACACGTACACTACACAATCTCTTCTAAAGTGAAGTTGATGGAAAAAGGTGGTATGAATGCAGACGGTTCTATTCCAGTTGTTGAAATGTGGAAAAACTTTGATACATCTTTAGATCCATCTATCAACTCTTTAGAGGGAATGGTTGCTGCTAAAGGTCAAGGTTATGTGAAAAAAGCAATGGACAATGGAAACTTAGTTCGTTCTTTCATCACTAAATTGGAAGCTGCTCACTTATCTAAAATCGCGTATGACATTGAAACATACTTGATGTGGGGTAAAGGTGGTCGTATCAAACAAGATGGACCAGATGATTTACGTTTATCAGTAGGTTTGTGGAAACAATTAGATTTGGCTTACAAGCATGTTTACAACAAAGCTGATTTCCGTTTAGACATCTTCCGTTCTGAAATCTTCAACTTCTACAATGGTAAAGTTGACTTCCAAGGGCCAGATCCAAAACGTGAATTGATTGTTCAAACAGGTATGGGTGGTATGAGAATGATCAACGAAGCTATCAAACGTGAAGCTGTTGGTTCAGGTCTTGTATTGAATGCTAAAGAATTAGATGCTGTTAAAGGTTCAGGAATGGATTTATCTTACGGTTTCTCTTTCACAAGCTACACAATTCCTTTCTTGGCAAATGTTAAGTTTGTATTGAACCCAGCGTTTGATAACTTGCAAAACAATGAGATTGAAAATCCAATCATTGACGGTTTCCGTTTATCTTCTTACTCATTTATCATCTTTGATATTACTGAGAATGGTCAAGATAACATCAAATTGTTGAAATGTGCTTGGAACAAAGATCTTGTTTGGAGATATGTAAATGGATCTATGGATTACATGGGACGTACTCAAGGGTTCCAGTCTTCTGGTAACTTCAATGGATACCAAATTTACATGACTCAAGCGATGCCAGCAATCAAAGTAGAAGATCCTACTAAAGTGTTGAAAATCGTTATGAGAAATCCAATCACTGGAGGATCATTGTAATCAGTATTTATTATAAAGGAGCTGGGAAACTGGCTCCTTTTTAACATTTAACAACCATGGCATTAGAAAAAATCAAAGTAGTTAGTCCGGATTTAATTGTAAAACGTGCTGATTACAGTGAAGCAGCTTTAGCAAAGATTGCACATATCAACTTTGCTATTACCCAAATCACAGATGCAGTTTCCAATGTAGGTGTTTTAGGAACAACTACAGCATTAACTGGAACAACTGTTGCTCCATTAAGAGCACAAGTAGAAGATCGCTTAGATGCGATTGAAGCAAAACTAGATGCTTTGATTAAAGCATTATCATAAAACATTAAAAACAGCTTCAGTAGTGAGGCTGTTTTTATTATATTTGTCAGCATTCACATAAACCAACAAAATGAGTACAAAATTAGAAACCGTAGGTAAGGTAAGTATAAAAGCTTATTGTGACCCTACACAAGAAAACATGGGATTAGAAAACTACGGGTATGTAGTATTCCCAAACACATTTCAAGTAGAAACTTTGGCTGCTATTGAGCAGAATGGAAAGTCTCGTTACTTGACAGGATTAAATGAATTTGCTCCAGAAGTAAAGCAAATTAAAGATCCAGAAAAAAAGAAAGCTGTAATTAATAGCATCCGTGAAACAGTTGTTATTCTTGAAGCTGAAAGAGCATTTAATTATATTGATGCTGCTGATAAAGATTTTTGGACTAAGGTTCAAATGTTTACACCGGATAATTCCGAGGTATGGGGGAAAGTTTCTTTGAAATTAAATAATGATGATCAAGTATTAGATCCAGCAAATAACTTGGATCATTTGATTATTGTTAAAGCAATTGAAGCAGGTGGTTTTTCATTAGTGGCTTCTAGCTTTGAAGAATGTAAACGTAGTGGTAGAAAATGGTATCTTGACAGACAGATTGATTCAATCTCTACTAAGACATCAGTTACTAAATTACGTAACAAGGCTCTTGCATTATTGCAAGAAATGTCTGAAGAAGAGCCACGTAAGTTGTTCTACATTGCTAAAAACCTTGATGGTAATAGTGTACAATACACAAACAAAACATTATCAGACATTATCTATGATAATATGGATAAGTACATCAACGGTTTAGGTTATGACAATGATAAGAAGCGTTGTGCAAACAGCTTTATTGATTATGCACAAATGGATAATGCTGATTTGAAATTAAAAGCCATCATTAAAGATGCTAGTTTCTACAAGTATATTATTGCTAAAGGTGATGGTATGTTGTATGAAGCAAGTCAAAATGTAATGCTTGGTAGAAATGTATCTGAGATACTTGAGTATTTGAAAAATCCAATGAATGATGACATGTTGGATTTATTAATGGCCAAGGTTGAAGATTTGTGGAGTAAATAAATTAAACTACAATACAATGGCAACTGCAAAGAAAAAAGCCGCACCTGCAAAAGGTAAATGGGATCCACCATGGGC